CCCCGTGTTAGTCAAACACCAACAAGAAATCCATGGAAGTTTACATTAGATATGCCAAATCGCTATCGCTACAATGAAGCACGTGCGTTAATGGAACAACTTGATAATTTAGATAGAACTACTCCACAAGTAATTACATTTAGTAATCTTCCTCAATTAAGTTGGATATTTAGATATCAAGGAAGTATGAGTTTAGCTAATCGTAATGCTATTACTGTTACAAGTTTTGTCGGCGATCAATTAGTATTAGGTAATTTACCAGTTATTGCTAGCACACGTGTTTTATTTGAACCTAATGATTTGATACAGATTGGTACAAATTATTACCCATTCACTAGCAGAACACAAATATTGCGTGGTACAGGTAGTACTGTTACCGTTACTACTAATAGACCAAACATTATCACTGCAAGCGTAGTTGGTAATGGGATAACAGTTGGTAACAGTTGTAAATTCACAATGTTCTGTCCAAATATGCCAACGTACAAGTTGATACCAGGTGGATATCAATTGACTAATGGAACACTAGTTGGTAACGCATTGATTGAGTTTAGTGACGCATTTCAGTTGTATGAATTTGTGGGGACAGCATAATGGAAAACATCCCAGCAGTAGCTAATAATAAACCATTAGTAAACAACGCAGAGTTTGTAAAGTTAACAATTTACAATGAGTATGGCAACACAGCAAACAACAATGTTTACACATTTAGTTCAAGTTATCAATCCGAAACTATTGATGGTGTAACGTATGGACCATTAGGTGGTCTATTAGCAGTCGGTATTCAACAACGTGATATTCGTGTAACAAGTGCAGATACAAGCATTAGTATAAGTGGCATTGATGGCAACAATATGAGTATTGTACTAGGATCATTAATACGAGGCAGTAAGTTAGAAATCACACGTGGTTTTTATGATAACAATTATAATCTTACCAGCAATGCTCATAGATTTACTGGCATTGTAACAAACTACAATATTAGTGAAGAAAGACAAGATAATGATGATAACTTTACAATCACATTAAACGCAAGCAGTTTTAAGAGTGTATTAGAAAATCGTATTGCTGGTCGTAAAACAAATAGTGAGAGTTGGAAAGAATATAATCCAACTGATACAAGTATGGATCGTGTTCCAAGTTTAGCAGATAGAGCGTTTAGTTTTGGAGTAGAACCAAAGCAAGGACCATCTACACAAAGTCAGGCAGCAACAGAAGCAAGTCAAATTGCACAAGATACAAATACATTCGTAGATAGATATTAACAAATGAATATAAGATTAGCAAATAAGTTTGATGTTAAACAAGTAATTGATTTAATACATAAGTTCCAAAAAGCAAATAAGCTTCCTGAAAGCTTTATGCAAGAATTAGATGATACATATCTTAATAAGTTATTTCATCATTTAATATTGGGCGCAGGAGTCGTATATGTGGCTGAAGTAGATAACAATATTGTTGGAATGATTATAGGGCTTAAGTCAAGTAGTCCATGGTTTCCTAATCAAATAACATTAAAAGAATTAATGCTATATACCATTAAAGAATATGAGGGTAAAGGAATAGGTTCTAAACTATTAAAAGCATACAACGATAAGGCAAAAGAACTATTAGAAAATAAAGATATATCCTTGTATGCTGTAAGCATTACAAAAGATTTAGGTAAGCTAGATTATAAAAAATATGGCTATAAAAAAATAGAAGAAACTTGGGCGATAGGAATTTAATATGGCATTAATTACAGCAGGTATAGCCTACGTAGGCTCACTTATAGCAGGCATTACAGTAAGCAGTGTAGCCGCGTTTGCCGTTCGCACATTAGTAACAATTGGTATCAGTAAGTTAGTTAGTAATAGAGCAAACAAAACTGGTGCAGGCGCACAAGATGTAGGGTCAAGGTTTTCATTAGGTCCAGCAACTAACAACAAACTACCTGTATGTTATGGTAGTGCGTTCTTAGGAACAGTAATGACTGATGCTAAAATCACAACTGACCAAAAGACAATGTATTATGTTTATAGTTTGTGTGAAGCAACTAGCGGAACAATGAGCTTTGGTAAAATATTTTGGAATGGTAAAGAAGTTACATTAGGCGCAGGTGACTATAGTGCAAACAATAAAATCGTAAGTTTAACAACAAATGCTACTCCACCACAAGTAGATACAACAATAGATGGGAATGCCTGGATATATCAGTTTAATAATGGCAGTAGTAGTGGAGTGAATACTGGTGGCACAAGTGCTATCACAATACTACAAGACGCCGGCATTCCAGTTGCAGATAGATGGACTAGCACAGATACTATGACTGATACTTGTTTTATCATTGTTAAAATTGTTTATAACAAAGACGTACAAGATGTGCAACGAGATCCAAAGTTAAGTGTTCAAGTTACAAACACACTAACAAAGCCTGGCGAAGTATTGCTTGATTACATGACTGATACAGTTTATGGTTGTGCAATTGATGTTGCAAATATTGATACAGCTAGTTTAACAGCATTAGACGTATACAGCGATCAAACAATTACATACGTGCCAGTAGGTGGTGGAAGTGCCACACAACCAAGATATCGTATTGATGGTCCAGTACAGACAGGTGACAACTGTTTAAGTAATCTACAAAACTTAGTAGACGCTTGTGATAGTTGGTTACAGTATAGTGAGTTAACCGGTCAATGGACTATTGTAATGAACAAGCCATATACTGGCACATTGAGTAGTTTGTATCATGTTGATAGTTCAGTATTGATTGGTGGCATTGATATCAACCCAATTGACTTAAATCAAACATACAACAGTTTAGAAGTGCAGTACCCAAATGCTAATATCAATGACCAAACAGATTACAAGGTAGTTGATTTAACAACAGTTGGTACAGCATGGTATGATCCAAGCTTATTGTCGCCTAATGAACCCGATAACAGATTAACTGTTCAGTACCCACAAATCAATAATTACATTCGTGCAGTTTATTTGGGTGTGCGTAGATTACTACAATCACGTGAAGATTTAACTATTGTTTGTAATTTAGATTACAGTGGAATACAAGTTGTTGCTGGTGACGTAGTTCGTGTTACACTAGCAGAATATGGATGGACAGATAAACTATTCCGTGTAAGTCAAGTACAAGAAACTAAAACAAGTGATGGCTTCTTAGGTGCAAGAATAACTGCGTTTGAATACAACGGCACAATTTATGCTGATAACGCATTAGAAGATTTTATACCAGAAGCAAATACAGGATTGAGTGATCCAAATATTATTGGTACTCCTATTGCTCCTACAGTAGCATTACAAACAGCAGGTACAATCAATAGTATGTTTGTTACCGGCACAGTACCCAGTACTGGTTTAGTACTGTATATGGATTTTAACTATGGTAATAATAGCAACAGTGCAACACATAGCTATTATGCAACAGTATCAGCTTCTAATGGACTACCATACGCATCCGGAGCAACAGTAAATATCAACAGTACAGATTTAGAAGCTGATACTTATTATTGGAGCGTCACTGCACGTAATAATCAGGCTGGTGCACGTGGTCCATCAAGCACAAGTACTGTTTGGACAGGACCTAGTGTAAGTACATGGGATGGTAGTAATGGTGGTATAACTGGTAACAATATACAAGCAAATACAGTTACCGGTAACAATATCCAATCAAATACAATTACAGCTAATAACTTAGTACTAAGTGGTGTAACTGCAGGTAGTTATACAAGTGCAAATATTACAGTTAATAGTCAGGGACTGATTACATTAGCGGCTAATGGTGGCGGTGGCGGCAGCGGTAATAGCATATTTACAAGAGTAAGTTCATTTTCATATGATGCTTATAGCTATACTGGATTTTTTCCAAGAGCAAATGCCTTCAGTTATAGTTACAGAAATCAATCACTTCGCATTCCAGGTGCAATTGAAATGGTATGGGATAGCGCAAATAGTCTAGCAACAGCACAACCATACACGCAAACGTCTGCTGATTGGGATCCATGGAGTCAAGGTACAGCAACTACAGCTAATGGATTTTTAGCAAATAGTAGTGCGGCATGGACTCCATCTAATACACAATGGCAACAAACATCTGTTTTTAATTCTGGTACTAATCAAATTGAATACGATGGTGCGCATGGATGGATCATTATTGGGCAGTCTCAAGTATCGGCGGCAAGTACGGCAACAACCCAATATCAGTATACTGGTACTTTTAACGTTGTAAGTGATAGTAATTGCACAATTCAAATAGGTGGTGCAACTAGATTTAATTCTGCAGGTTTAACTACTTTTGGTGTATTGTTAGATTGGAGTACAGTTAATACTATTGATTTGGTAGCTAATAGACCAAAAGTAGTACAAACTAGTTTTCACGTTGAGGGTGAATACATAGCAAATACATACATACCATTTTTAATGGCGTCAGTAATTAAAAATCCAACATCAGGTGCTAACGTATGGGTGCTATCCGGATCATGGTTAATTGGTGAGCCTGATGGTTGGACATGGCCAAATTAAAAAAAAGAATAAATACTAATAAGGAAACACAATTATGAGCTTACTTCTTAACGGAGCAAAAACACTAACAATAGCAGGAACAGAAATGTCTTGCATTGAGATTTATACTGGCGAGAGTTATACATTGCCCTTTACTTTTACGGATAGTAGTGGTAACGTTATTAACTGTACAACATGGACATTAGATACTAGTGCTAAATTCTATACTGTAGATAATATTATATATACTAGTGCAGATGAAATAGTTGTTGGTAATCTTACACTTAATGCACCTCAACCAAGTACAGGTGGTGGAACATATAGTGCTAACTTAACAGCGGCATTTACTAACGCATCACTTGGAGCAGGTTATATCTATATTCCTGCTAACTTAACTGGTGGTACAGGCAGTCCCAATGCTACACCAATAATAACATTAGCGAATAGCGCAAACAATAGTACATTGGTAGTAGTTACGTTAGGTGTAAGTCGTCCTGATGCATTAAGTAGTTTAGTAGATTATAACCGTGAACCAATTGGAATGATAGTAAGGTATCAATAATGAGTGAACTAACACAAACTATAGTGGTTCAACCAAATGATATTAATATTACGGTTGATACTAACAACATAACATTTACTCCTAGCGGAATTAATATGAACATTTACGCCGGAGGTGTTGCAGCCGCCGGAGGGAATAACACACAATTACAATATAACGATTTTGGTTCGTTTGGCGGCATTCCAAACGTTACATGGAATGGTTCAAGCTTAAGTTTAGGTAATGTAGCAAATGTTAAGATGACAGGTGGCACAAATGGTTACGTATTAATAACTGATGGCACTGGCAATTTAAGTTGGTCTGCAACTAGTGGTGGTGGTAATGGTACGCCTGGTGGAACTAATACCCAAGTTCAATTTAATAACAATGGATTATTTGGTGGTGATACTGGCTTTACCTATGATTACAATACAAATATATTATCAGTTGAAACTATAAGCCCAACATATATTGCAGGTAATGTATCAGTACAAGAAATTAAAGAAAAGGTAACAACCAGTGCTTCTCCAGCGACTGGCACAATTAATTTTGATTACTTAAGTCAAGCTATTTTATTTAATACAGCAAATGCCACAGCGAATTTCACCTTAAACATACGTGGTAATAGTACAACTACATTAGATAGTGTATTATCTAGTAATCAAAGTGCAACATTAAGATTTATCAATACTAATGGATTATCAGCTTACTATGCTAATGTTATACAAATAGATGGTGCAGTAGTTTCTCCATTATGGGTATATGGCAGTGGAGCTCCTGCGTCTGGTACAGTATCAGGTAAAGATACATATGATTTAAATATCATCAAAACTGCATCTAATACTTACACTATATTTGGCATTAAAACAGGATACCAATAATGCCATTAATAAGTACAACAGGTGCACTCTCTGTAAATAAAGTTGGATTAGGCGCTTCTAACCAATATTGGTTTTTGCAGTGGAATGATAATACTTTTGCAGTTGAAGATATAGCATTAGACGGCAGTAATCAATTATTTTGTACTGGAGGTTATCAGCCTAGTGGGTTTGGTTTTTGGATTAATCTTAAGGTAAATCAGGATAGCGGGTTACCTATAATTATTTGGCAGAAAAGATTTAGTGGATTTACTAACTTATCCGGCGTTGCTAATTATTATAATAGATACAACAATACAATATATAATGTAGGTGAATTGAACGCTGTACAAACTGCCGATCAAAGTGCCGGCACTATAATATATAACCGTGATGGCACTATATCTGGTCAATACATTGATAATAATCAATTTTATGGTGCTAGTACTACGTACCCATGGATTAGAAATCCAGATAGTGTAATAAGTGATTATACCGGAGATTATTGGATAGCAGGTATCATTAATGAAAAGCCAAATAGTACAACTAATAGATACTTAACGTATTACAGTAAATTCAGTGGAGGTACAAAAATATATGGCAAAGTATTAATTGATGCAACTGCATTTCCAAGTGGTCGTAATACTCCAGTAAGAATGCAATTTACTAGCGCAGGTGATTTATTAATATTGTTCCCGATAGCCACCGCATCGTCATCAACAGATATTACTACACTGATAAATATTAATCCTGTAACTAATACAATTAATTGGCAAATTAAATGGGCTAGACCTACAGGATCAACTACTTATGAAAGTGTGTTTACGCAGGACAGTTCAGGAAATATATATATTGGATTTTATGTTCTTAGTGGGGCTACAGCCGGTGTATATTTACAAAAATATACTTCCGCCGGTGCCGCTGTTTGGACTAGAAAATTAACTAATGCTGTTTTTATAACAGATATAAAAACAGATTTAAATGGATACATATATCTTGTGCTCCAGACCACTGGGGCTAACAATAATACTATAATTAAAATAGATGGTAATTATAATATTCAATGGCAGCGAATAATAACTACTAGTAGTGCAGGTAAAAGTATTGGGTTGGCAAAGATATATTGCGATAAAGATAATATATATTTATTAGGTGGTGCATCTTTACCCAGCGGATCAGCTGGTTCTAGTGCAGTCATTATAAAATTACCAAATGATGGTGCTATACCAGGCACTGGCACATATGTTGTATCTGCCGCATTAACTGTAACTTATACAAGTAGCAGTGTTGTAAGTTTTATTAGTGGAACTCTAGGGGTTACATCTACCGGTACAATATCAATAGCTGATGCAACTGTTAGAGCATATGATCCTATTTCATTAGGGGCAAATACTACTATTAATACAACTACCGTAACTAGTTTGTAGTTAGCATAAATACATTATCACATACACGAAACACAGCGAGGTAGTTGTGTTTCGTTATAATGCGAGATAGCAAAGGAAATAATATGGCTAAGTTTAGTCAAAATACACTCAATCAAGTTGCGGGCTTTGACGCACAAATCTTAGCACAAAATCTCGTTTACGATCAAAAAGATTTCTGGAACTTAAGCTGGGCTACAGTAACAAGTTACGTTAGTGGCTGGCAATCAGGAACAACTCCAACAAACTTAACTGGTACTACAATAGATGCACAAATCATTCGTAGAGCAATTACAAACTACCATGATAGTCGTACTGGATTAGATTTCCAAATACACGATTACCCATTAGTTCCACTAGTAGCAACAGTTACAGCAACAGAAGCAACAGATGATACATTAACTTGTACTGATACAGGATTATTATTTGTTGATAAGCCCATTCGTTTTACAGGGGCTGTGTTTGGTGGTGTAGCAATTAATACAACATACTATGTTAAAACAATAGTTACTGCAACTACATTTACAATCAGTGCGACTAGCGGTGGCGGTACATTTGCGTTAAGTACAGCAACTGGTACAATGGCTGTAAACACAATCAGCCCAACAGCAGTTAATTTACCAATCACTAATGTTGTAAATGCTGCCGGTACATTTACAATGACTATTGATGATGATACATGGGGTATAATTATTGGTGACCCAGACTTAGATATCAATGCTACTGAGCCAGCTTGTTTCACAGGTAGAATAAAAATAAGTTTCCCTGCATTTGGAACTCAGCCCGCATATGATGAATATATTTTCTTGTTGTTCTTA